CACCGTAAGTCACGGTAGATGCCCATCCGTTGTTCAATACCGAGGCTGCTTTCACCTGTTTGGTGTAAGCCATGGAACGTGCCAGAGCTTTTGTATAACGGCCAGAGAGGCTGTCGTACAAATTATCTTCAATCGCCTCTTCGGTGATTGAAAAGCCCATAGCAATCGTTTCGTGCTGGTAACGGGCGGTCCAAGCTTCTTGCGCGTTGTCATAAGCTATCGCGGCGCCTTCGTTTTTAACTGGGGCGGCACTAAAGCCAGACAGCTTGGTTTCCTCTTCAAACGAACGCTCAGAGGTCTCGGTTTCGTAGATCTCTTTGTGTTCTTCGCCATAACGAGCGTACTCCATGCCGAACAATGCGTTCAAGCCGGGGAGAAGCTCTTTCAGTAGTTGTGCGCGTGAAATAGCCATTTAAGTTTCCCCTTACAGTCCGACTGGGTTGTTATACGCATGACCACCAGTCACCACGCCAGTCGCTTGCACAACATACGGTGCATTGAACTTAACGATGATTTCGGGATAGTAAAGCGTACTGCTATAGGTAAATGCCGTGTCAGGCACCACGTCAATGACTCGCAGAGGAAGTGTCTGGGTTGTTGCGCCAGAAGCAATATCCACTGCATAACGCGAGTCTTTGGTTGTCGTATTCAAGGTGTTTGCCACCAAGGCTACGTTTAAACCAATGTCGGTATAGGTAAAACCAGAGGTTGTTGAAACAACCGTGGTTCCACTAACACCGCAGACTTGGAATAACTGATCGGGGTCTTCACAAACATACGCAATGATGTTGGTGTTGCTTGCCACCGAAGTGTTAGCAATCCAAGCTTGCGAAAATGTGGGTTGACCAGTCACAGAGGAAATGAACGTACAGCCCATGAACACACCGGCAAAACCAGTAGTCGGGGCAGCAGTCGTTTCTGTACAAACAACGATACAACCGTTGCTGTCAAACTTCACAGGATCACCAAAGCCAATTGAGCTTGCGCTGGAAGAATAAATCCGACGCTGGCGAGTGGCTCCGGCAAATACCTGACCGCCGATCAAATTGACCGGACGCAGCCCATAAGGGCCATCAATCGTCGGGTAAGCCATGCTTAACTCCTAAAAATTAACGGAAGTTTTTAGTCTCCGAGCGACTCTGATTAAACAGAGGCATCCTCGGATCGCTTTCACGCATGAAGTTACTGTTCACCGAACTCATGTAATCAGACCCTTGCTTTTGATAATAAGCATTACGCTGATTAACCATCTCTTGCGGCGCCCTACATAACATCACACCACCTGTTTCAATGTTGCCGGTTTTGTTTCTAACCGTTGGCATTTTCGCTTCCATCTCTGGATAATCTTCCCATTTACAGGCTTCAAATCCATCTTGGTAGCGGACGCTGACATTGCGATCATCGGGTTGTCCCAGAAGCGTTACTCTTACCCAGCGGTGACGCCAGCCCGGGCGAGGGTCAGGATCAGGCAACAAAGAAGGAGGACGCCATGTCATAGGCCGTTGTGCTTCTTCACGGGTCTCATGCTCACGGGGTACTTTATTAACCATTTCTTTGCTCCAGTTCAACCATCTTCCGATAGTATTCTTCAAGGGGGACACCAAGCCTTTTGGCAATCTCAGCTTGTGATTTGCGAAGCTTTATTTGTTTCGGCGGGGAGCTTCGTTGCACGGGTGCAACCACCGTTGCAGGACGTTTCTTTGGTACTTCTTCGGCGTAGTCCTGAGCATCGCCAAAATATTCTGGGAATTTCTCTCGGACTCGCCGATTGATCTTCTCATAATATTCATCTGTCTTGGCATATTCGTTCCCGTACTCACGAGTGAGCTTGTTGTGAACGGCTACTGCCATGGCAGTCATTTCTTCATGATCGGGATCACCAAACCACGGATTATTTTCTTTCCATGATTCGGCTCGGGTATCCCTAATAGGCGGAGTGTAAACAGGCTTTTCTTGTTTAGTCAAATTCTTTTCAGGCGGTTTAAATGATTTAAGTCTTTCATGGCGCATCTGAACCGCGTTTAACTTCGCTTGTTCCTCAACTATCTTTTCTGCATCACCAGACTCTAAAGCCTGTTGTAAAGCTTTTTTTGCAGATTGAATTTCGCCGTCGCTTGCTGTTTGCAAGGTTTTAATTAAGGTTGATTCGCCGTTAGAAACTCTTTCTTGAAGCTTCTTGTTTTCTTCAGCCAGTTTCTGAGCAAAAGCAATAGCCTCTTCTTTCTCTCTTACGGCAGCTTCTTTAGCCCGACGTTCATCGTGATACCCATGTTTAAGGTGCTTTAAACGCTGCTGGACATCACTAGAATACTTTTCAATCTCATCATCCGGGATATCCGGATTTTTAATTGGCGTTCTGTTTTGATCTTGAGGCGGTGTGTCATCCTCAATTTCTACAGAGATCTGTTTCTTTTCTTCATTCATAACTGCTCCTTATGCGCGGGTGATACCGCGTGGGTCTTGCACAACAGCTTCTACCGAGTCATCGTTAATCAAACGAAACTCCCTGTTGTGAATCTTGAATCGGGTGCCTGAGTAAGCGCGGACTAAAATAAAGTCGCCCTCTTTACACCACGGACCATTAGGGAATCTGGTTTTGTCTTTAAAACAATCCGGACCCATCTTGGCTACAAACAAAACAACCGTACTGAACTCTTCAATCTTTTGCAGGCTGTCTGGTTTGAGTAGCCCGTTTTCAAACTTATCTTCAATCTCTGGAATAAAGCACAACATCCTGTAACCCGAAGGTTCTGGCAGTTGCGTGGCTTTTTCTTCAGTCATCGTCAATCCTTTCTGCAAGGTCTTTAAGGATTTCGTTTGCAGTCAAGAGACCTTGAATCTGACCACAAACGTGCTTGTACTCATCAAATGACTTGATGCTTCCTTGCGAAAGCGTCTCTGATAAATACTTGACTTGCTTAAGGATTTCTAGCGAAACCGCTTCTGCGAAGGTCATTACTCACCTCGTTGTGCTTCTGCGGCTTTTTCTAAAAGCCGTGATTGAATTTGCGCCGATGCAATACGTTCCTGCGCGGCGATACGCTCACGTTCTCTTTCGTCTTTGCTTTGTTCAGCTTGAGCGCGAAGCTGAATATCTGCTTGAGTCTTCTGTTGTTTAAGTTGTAATTCACCCTGCTTGATCTGTAACTCCATCTGTTGCTGTTGAACAATGGGGTCTTGTTGTTGCTGCTGGGCCTGTTGTTGTTGGAATTGCGCCATGTGTTTCTGGAGTAATTGCTGCGATGCAGCAGCCACCAGACGCGACAATTCCACCTCCATGCTTTCTGGTAGAGACTCTCCTGGCGGGGGTAAGGGAACCCCGATGGTTTCTTCCATCTGCCGACGGTACTGGAACCCTAAATGCTCATTGATATGCGCCATCATGGCGCCAAACATGGCTTGTGCTTGTGGGTTTTGTCCTAGTGCAGCCCTTAACATGGGGTCTTGCATGGCAGACATATGGACCGTGATATGTGCTTCGTGGTCCTGATAGATAAAAGCCTTGACCGGCTTCATATTCAGTACCGACATATTCTCTGAGATAGGATCTTGCGGCTTTTCTTCCTTCGCCGCAGGGATAATATCTCCCACATCCTTGATCCCTATGACATCTAACATCCTTGCGTGGAGTTTTGGCATGTCATAGATCTGAGGAGCCTGAGAAGCTAGTTGTAAAACAGCCTGATACTGGACAATCCGTTGCGCCATCGTTGTAGCGTTGGGGTCTGACACGGGAATAACGTCCACCATGTCGTAATCATCCTGTTTAATCATCCTCCCGTAGGGAGAATCTACGTCATAGTTGTACTCTTCCGGCGCGTAATCCCGAATAATCGCAGCCAAAAGCTTAAATTCTTGGCGCATGGAGTAATGAAGTCGCGCCTGAACAGCAGACATGACCTTTAACGTCCTTTCTAGGACCGCTAAGGTCGTTCCGACTGGGGTATTCGCCGATAAATCAGAGATTTGCATGTCTGCCGTTGCGGCAAACCGTCTTCCTTCCTGAACAATTGTTTGTAATAGCGTGTAAAGAACTTGACTTGGCTCTTTGTAAGGCAAAGGAAGGATATTGTCCTTGATTGCACCCGATGGAACGTCTACATCCCGGAACTCTCCCGGGGAAATTGGGGTGTCATCACCCTTAACACGGAGTCCTCGGGTCTTTAAACCCCCAGGAAGATTGCTTAACGTACCCGCATCTACCAGTTGTCTGATTAAAGAGGTACCAGATTTAGCAAAAGCACCTACTAAATGAATTAATCCAAAGCCATAAAAGCCAAAACCAGGGACGTATATGTAGTGAACAAAGTGTTGACGCTTTAATTTAAGGATATCCTCCTCATAATAGTTGCGCCTGATAGACAAAATAGTGTTGGATTGCTTTTCTATCGTGACCACATAAGGCAAAGCAATCCCTGTTGGCTCTCCGTCACTATCTTCGTCCTCATACCCCGGCAGGTCCAAGTCACAATGCACCTCAAATATCTTGTATCTGTGGTCCATCGTGGCCGTCATACCCATTTCTTCGGCCTTTTTCTTCTCAATATCATCTAAAACATTTTGCGGTTCGGGTAGGTCTACGTCCCGGTAAAGACCTGACGCCTGTAATTTCTTAACGTCGTTCTCTGTCTTACGCATCACATGCGTAACCCTTGGAGCGTTTTCCAAAGAAGAAACACCATAAGGCACGATAATGTCTTCAGCCGGAACAAAGACGGCGACTTGTCTTCCTAGCGCCGGATCAAAATAGATTTTCTTAAAAGCCGAACCGGCTAAAGCCAACGACCATAACAATTTTTCATGTTCAGGCCTGTACTCTGGCATCTGTTCTGTAAGGCGCCAGTTCATATCTTCCGCAACCCTGTCAGCGGCAGAAGTCTTTTCAGCGGTTACCTTTCCAACAATCTGTGTTTTAACAGGGCCAGCAGAAGGAAACTGTTCCATAATGGATTCAGACTGAAACCTAACCGCCGCTTCAGAAAGAATTGGATAAAACACACCGCAGGCTCCGGGCCAGGGTTCAGTTCTTTCCTCATACTTAAGTCCTAAAAGACTTAGCCCATCAACATAAGACCTAATCCATTCTTTTCTTGCGGACTCATCTTCATCAATATCTTTTATCAAATCAGATGCTATGGACTGTAGCGCCCTTTCATCCATAAACTCAGCAAGATTGGAATCAAAATCCTCCGTCTCTTCGTTTTTTTCAATCGTTAAAGCAAAATCTTCTGACTCAATTGTTACTGATTCAGGATCTTCAATCTCAATTGAGATACCGTCCATAATCCCTGTTGGGGCTTGGTATAAGGATTTATCCATCATCAGTAATACCCAACCTTTCTTCTAAAATAAATGGGTTCTTCTGGCTCATCTGTCTGAAGACGTATAAAGCCGCCTTTTCTAAAACGAATAAGCGCCTGTGTTGTTGAATCAGTCAAATCATCGTTATCTGAATAAGGAAACCCTGCTATCTCTTCTATTACTTCATCTGCCCATCTTTTCCTTGGCGCCCATACTTTCCCAGATGAAAACAAATCAGAGACTGCGTTTACACGCACTACTTTATCATTACCACGAGATGGTGAGAACTCTTGTACCGCAATACCCATTTGTCTTAGCTCATAAATTAAAGGAGCGCCTGCTGCTTTGGCCTCCACAACAAAAGCATCTGGTTCCCAGTCCTTATACATTTCAAAGGCTTTTCTCTTTAACTCAGGGAATTCCATGCGCTCTTTAAACGCATCTAAAAGGATGATATGAGTATCTGGGCCTTCGTCTGGATGGAATACGCCCCAGGTTGTACAAGCTGAATAATCCGACCGATTATTCTTTGTAAACGCCGTATCCCATGACTGAATAACAAACTCACAAGACGGAGGTCTATCTGCTTCCCAGCGGCGCCACCACTCTCTTTTTATTATCGCCCCCTCTTCTGAGGTGGGTCTTTGTTGATACTGGGCATTCCACTTTGGAAGAGGTAATTCAGCTTTTAAAGCCTCCAATTCCTCTATAGGCCAAAACTCAGGCCATAACGGGTTACCAGAAGGAAGAAGCGCCGGGAGTTCAATAACTTCCCATTCATTTACCTTTTCATCTTCTACCGAACTCTTTAAAATCTTCCCAGTCAAATCTTTGGTAGACCACCTTGTCATTACAATGACAATAGAGCCTCCTGGCTGGAGACGCTGTCTAGGGCCTGATGTATACCATTCATAGACCGAATCAAAGATCGTGGGATCGGTCATGGCTAACTTAGCCTCTTGCTCAGAATGCGGATCATCAATAATCAAAAGATCAGCACCCTTACCCGTCACAGCGCCTCCTACGCCAATAGCGAAGTACTCCCCTCCCCTATTAGTACTCCAACGCCCTGCGGCCTTGCTATCGGCTTGTAGGCCCACATCTGGGAACACATCTCTGTACACATCAGAACTAACTAAATTCCTAACCTTCCTGCCAAACCCAACTGCTAACTCTGCCGTATGAGACGCCTGAATAACTTTCTTTTGAGGATATTTCCCTAAAAACCAACTTGGTAACAAATAACTTGCAAACTCACTTTTTGTATGCCGTGGAGGCATATTAATAATGACTCTTTTTAACTCACCTTTTGCAATTCTTTCAAATTTATCTGCCATTAACTTATGATGCCTGCCAACAATAAACCCAGGCCACATCCTTCTTACATAATGCAGAAAGCTAGTCTGGCTCTTTTCTCTTTGTCTTGCAGACTTATATTCATCCAGTAACCTCAAAACCTCTTCTTGCTTTTCTATAGGCAGGTGAGGCAGTCTTTGTAAGACTTCATCCAAGTTCATTCAATATTCCTAAACTTAACGCCTTGAGGTCTTAGCGTTCTTTGCTTTCCAGGAAGTTGTCTCAAAGCTCCTAGCTTTACTAACCGAGTACATATCCTATGTATGTTTCCTCGGCCTTTAGCGCCTAAGACATACATGATGTCGTCAATGCTTGGAGAGAAGCCATACTTCTTCCAGAACTCATCTACCACTAAAAAAACTTCTTTCTGTCTAGGAGTCACTTAAAACCTCAAAATATATATATATGGGGTGGGCAGGGGACCCAAAAGAGGAAG